GGATATCGGCCAAGGTGCCATGCAGAATCGCTAGCTGCTTGGCGATCACCGTTTCCTCATGGTCGAGTTCGGCGGTACTGAGTTGGCGGATGCAGATGCGCCTTGCCTCCTCATCCGCAAGAGCTTCGCCTGCTCCCGTAAGTAGGGCTCCACTTCGGCGCGCTGTTCCGGCGTCAGATTGTTCAGCTCCGCTATCCATTGACTGCCAGGTAAGCGCAGGATCCGCAGTTTGTGATGCAAGTAGTGGCCGATCGCCATTAGACATATCCGCTTACCTTTCGACCACAAAAGAGACTTGCAGCTGCCTCGATCTGTTGACGCTCATGATTACGGGTCGCTATATGCCATTCAGCTCTAGCCTTATCCCCAGCCCTCATGCAATCACTGGCTAGCAGAGTATGCATATCATCGACGATCTTCATTTGCTTCCATTCATCGCGTCGCTTTTTCATGCCGCCTTCCTCCAGTTCTGAACCAATGCGGTAGCTTCATCTTCGTTCGCGCACAGCCAGACCTTTTCACCTCGCCAATCACGATTAAATGCGGTTTGGTTGGCATTGAAACCGGCGCGGCCATACGCAGTCGCACGATTCTTTATTTCAACGAAGTGCGTTACTCCGATGCATCCAACCGACAAATCAGGAAACCCAGGAATGCCAGTGGCATGCATCTCGATCACACTGCAGCCAAGTTCCTGAAACCGGCGATCGACGGTGATGTGAGTCGCGTCCTTTCGGGAGCTTGCGATGTGGAATGGGGTCATGCCACATCACCCCACTGGTCGCTGGAGTTCTTGAACGTCATCGTTGCGCCATCCCAGTGCACGTCGATGTATCCGGTAGGTCCGTGACGGTTCTTTTCGACAATGACGCGCGCCTGGTTTTGCGGCTGCTGGTCATCGTAGTAGCCAGGGCGGAATAGCATCAGTACTTGGTCGGCTTCCTTCTCGATCTCACTTGAATCCGATAGGTCGCCCATGCGCGGCACTTGGCTGGATCGCGTTTCAACCGCGCGGGATACCTGAGCAAGAACCACTACCGGGATATCCAGATCACGCGCCAAGTTCTTCAGACCTCGGGCGACATAGCCAACCTGCTCGAATTTCCGCTCTCCCTCACCGACAATGCGTTGCAGGTAATCGATGTAGAGCACCTTGATGCCATGCTTGTGTTTCCACCGCCTTGCGACTCGCGCAACTTCAGCCAGCGTGGGGGCTGAGCGATCAAGAAACCACATCGGAAGACTGGAAATGTCAGCAGTAGCATTGAACACGCGCGGCCATTCTTCCTCGGCGAATTGCGCAGTCCGAAATTTTTTGGCGTCTATCTTTGCCTGCGAAGAAAGCATCCGCATGGCGACCTGCTCCACCGGCTGTTCGCCGGATATCACGCCAACGGGTTCTTTAGCCATTGCCGCGCATTTGGCAAGCCCCATCAGGAAGGCCGTCTTACCCATCGCTGCGCGTCCACCAATCACGATCAGGTCGCCACGGTGCAGGCCGCCCAGCTTATCGTCCAGGTCGATCAAGCCGGTTGTGATACCCGGCAGCCTGCCGCCTGCCTTATGCGTCTCGTTGAGCTGCTGGAACGCTGCACGAGTAGCCTGCTTGGCATCCCACTCGTGGTTCTGTTCCACTGCATGCAGGTTCATCAGGTCATTGATGGCGCGATCGACTGCCTTCTCGTCTGTCGATTCAACCAGCGTCATGCCAATCTCCTTGGCCTTGCGCTGTCGCCAAGCGGTCGTGATCCGGTGTGCAAAGGCATCCGGAACTGGCGTGATATAGGCGTCACTGCCGATCGTGAGCGCATAGTCGCCCAAGCTCTTTCGACCCTGCTGCTCGAAGTAATCGGACAGCGTTACCGGGTCAACGGGCTTGGAAGCCGCGCTCTGCTCCTGGATGGCGCGTGCGATGTCTGCATGCTGCTCGCTGAGGTAATACTCGGGTGGAACAATCACCCGGAAGCAATCGCCGGGGCGCAGCATCAGCGTCGCAAGAAGCGTGCGCTCCATCTCCACAATCGTGGGATCGCGTTGGTTCATAGTTTTCTCCCTGCTGCCGGAGATTCACCGTGGTTCACGGTGGTTTTCCGTGCTTCGATGCCAGCCCAGTTCTTGCGGATAGCCTCCATAAAGGCATCGTCCCAATCGGCATACACGTAGCCGCGGGCCTTTGCCTTGTGCCGAAAGCTCTCCAGGTGTTCCTCGAGATTTGTGTGTCCCTTCTCTTTCGCCCATGCGCGTACGCGGGCAGAGATGCCGAAGTCATCGGGGAGCGGGAAGGATTCAGGCCTTTTCCGCCGTGCGTGTGTCCCCTTCTCGCCTTCGACTACGACTACGTCTTCGCCTACGACTAGGCGGTTATTTTCCGTGGACTCCGGTGGCTCACCGTTTTCCACCGTGGATTTCCGTGAACCCTCCGGAGGGTCGGGAAATTTCGACTTGGACTGGACACGCTGGCCAAAATCGACGAGCTGGACGTACCACTTTCCGTCATTCGCCTGGTACGTGCTTACGAGCCCCGCACTCACACAAGCGGTGAGGAACTTGGCTACGTCCGAATCGGACACTTTGCGAATGCGTAAGGGGTAGCATGCCGAGATCAATAGTTCCGGCTTTGCGTAATACCTTCCATAATCGTCCACCACCGACATAAGGCGGCGGTAGAACACTTCTTCTGCCCAATTGAGCTGATCAATCCTCTCACTGGTCAGGATGCCATCGCGGATGACACGGTTGGGCATTAGCGAATCCCCATCCTTTTCTCCATGCGCAGTATTTGTCGCGAAGACCGTGCATTGATCGCCTTAACTTGTGCCTGCCAGAAATGAAGCGCTTCCTCACGCCGACCTGCTGCCATAGCCTCGGCGCAGTAGTGGCCCAGCTTGCGAATCTCGCGCTCATGGAGCCAGTCTTGGATGAGTAGGCGAATGCTCATGCCGACCTCTTCATAATCTGCTGTGTACGAAGAATCCCCTCGCAATGTGCAAGCCGGACTAGGTCATAGGTGTAACCATCCGGTGGATCCATGCGCCCATCGCAGATGGCATGACATATTGAACAGCCAAACGCTCCCATCTCATCCGGTGGCTTGATGCCGGTGCCGTTGTACGGGAGCATTCGGTAGTGGCACAACACAGTGTCTTCGCCGCCGCCAGTGCAGCCGGGGAGGCGGATGAGGCAAGGTTTGCCGCGCGCTGCCTTGCGGAGGTTCATGCGGCCACCTCCTGCCGATCAGTGATCAGCGCTTGGGATGCAGCCTCATTCATCCATAGACATTCAATGCGGGCGCGTGCACCGTCAGCGTGTGCTATGCGCGTCACCCGCTGCCATTCGGAATAGAGCTGGTCATATAGCGGTGACGGATAACCCGAAAGGACTACCATCCCTTTCAGCGAACAAAGCCCCTTGGCTAGTTCGACATGCTGCTCATCGCTAAGCTCAAACTTGTATGACTTACGGCTATCGGTATGCCGCACCTTTGTTGAGCGCGTACTGTGCACGTATGGTGGATCAACATAATGGAGCGTGGTCGAACTATCCTGGTGCCTCATGACATCGATGGCATCACGTTGCTCGATAACGACGCCCCGAAGCCGCTCAATCAACCCGTCGAAATGGTCAGCGTAGTTGGCCCAATCGTGAGCCGGCGTCGTTCCACTTCGATTACTATTGGCGCGAAAGCCCGATGATTCACCGCATGCCGCAGCACTTCCAAAGCCCATAAAGCTACGGAGGATGGTGCGCCTAGCTTGCTCAAGGGGATTGTTGTCGGGCTCGTAAGAGTCCGAAAATTCCTGCCTGCTAAATGGTGTCAGACGCAACGCATATCGAAGTTCCTCCCCGCGGTCACGCACCATCCGGAAAACATTCACGATCTCGCCATCGAGATCGTTATAAACCTCAGCGTAGGATCTGGGCTTGCGCAGCAGCACGGAACCGCCGCCACCAAATGGTTCGACGTACACACGGTGTGCAGGGAAGTGACTGATGATCCAGGGCGCAAGTTTCCACTTGCCACCGTGATAGCGGACGATTGGTCTGCGAGGGTTCAAGCCACATCCCCCACATACACCAGCGATTGCCATACGGGGCCGGGCGATCCGTGGCCTTTGATGCGAGGCTGTGTGCGGTGCGTATTGCGGATGAAGCCGCGAATAGCTGCGCGCCTAATGATGCTTCCCCATGCCTGTCCGCCAGTCGGCGAGCCATAACCCAGCCGGTCCGCCTCAGCCGTCATTTCCTCGACGGTGAAGTAATCATGCGTCAGCGCATAGCGGTAAACGAAGCCGAGTGCTCGTTCCGGCCATTCGTCGTCCC